AGAGCGCATCGACAGAGGCAACGTGCCTCACTATTGACCCGCTTCGGCGGGTCTTTTTTTGGCGGCGAGTTCGCCGCAGCCTTTTCCATCTACTTGATGTGAAAAGGCTAGGTGACACCAATTTAGATTTGGTGTTACCATCTGGGCGTCGATAGACGACCAGGAGAATTAAAATGAGACATGCGCTGTTTGATAAACGAGAGCTCGTTACGAGCCTTTGGGCTTTTTTCCGAGGAATTTCCAAAGAGGATCATTTTTTTGATGTTCTTGCCATTTTGGCAAGCATAGAGGAGGATTTACAGTATGCGATTGATAATGAGTTTTATGCTGATCTTGACGTTGACCGGATGCGGAGCGCTGTCGGCAACAACGATGCGGTGCGGAACGGACGGTGATTCGAGTTACGTCGAGTTAACGTCGGCTCCTCAGCAGGTTTCGGCCAATACCAGGTCAATGAGTGAACTTTGCGCGTTTGCGTACGAAAGCGAGGATTAGAGATGAAACGTAGAAAGATGTCAGGATCAGGAAGTAGGAGTTATTTCACGGCTACGGCCAGCAAGACCCATTGGAAGAATGTGCGGCCGCGCCCGATGCGTGGCGGAATTCGGATGTGATGGATGCCGTGTTACAGCCCGTTACACGGGTACAAGAGTCTCGAGAACGGAGGTTTTCAATTTCGCCGGGATAATGCCGGCGAGAAGATGACTGTACCGTGTGGAGGATGCCTGGGCTGCCGATTGGATCGATCCAGGGAATGGGCAGCCCGGATAATGCATGAAGCGCATGAGTGGGATTCAAATTGTTTTATTACGTTGACTTACCGAGACAAGCGCGACGCTACAGAGGCCCAGCTGCGGAAGGGTTATCACGTCCCCGACGATTTCAGCCTGGACAAGTCACACTTCCAGAAATTTATGAAGCGTCTCCGCAAGAAGTTTCCCGATCGGAAGATCAGATATTACCACTGCGGCGAGTATGGCGATGAGTTGCACCGCCCGCACTATCATGCGTGTTTGTTTAATCTTCATTTCCCGGATCAGGAGCTGTTCAAGGAGAGCAACGGTAACTCGTTGTTCGTCAGTAAGACCTTGGAGAAGTTGTGGCCCTATGGGTTCAGTACTATTGGAGAGTTGACGTATCAGTCCGCGGCTTACTGTGCGCGGTATGTCCTTAAGAAAGTCACGGGAGATAGGAGCCATGATCATTACCTCAGAGTTAGTCCGGAAACCGGAGAATGTTGGCACGTGCAGCCTGAGTATTGCACAATGTCTACGAAGCCAGGCATAGGTACTAGGTACTATGAACTCTATAAAGGTGATTTTTGGCCGTCTGACGAGATGTCTGTCCCAGGTGTTGGAGTGGTTAAGAAAGTTCCGAGGTATTACCAGAAAAGGTTAGAGAACGAAGATGCAGGGTTACTTGAGGAAATACAGAAAGTACGTCAAGTTTTTAGAAGAGAGCACGAGGAGGAATACACGCCGGAAAGATTGATGGATAAGTACAAGGTTAAGAAAGCTCAAGTTAGTCTATTAAAGAGGACAGTAGAATGAGAATGTTTGTTTACACGATTTTTGATTCAGCGACGGCGGCATACATGCGGCCGTTTTTTATGCAGTCGGATGGTCAGGCGACGAGGGCATTTTCGGATATCGCGAACGACCCCGACCACGATATAGGTAAGCACCCTGAAGACTATAGTTTGTATAGGATCGGCCAGTGGGACGATCAGAAAGGTGAAGTGATGCCCGACAAAGGCGAGTGTATAGCGAAGGCGAGAGAGGTTCAGGCTTTGCATCGCACGCAGGTCGCGGAGAACATGGCAAGGGCCGAAGCGTTGCCCGATAACCCCGGAGGTACAGATTGATGCGGTCAGTAATGGAACATAGTTTTAGTGAGGTGCCGCGCGCCAATATCCCTCGGTCCAGTTTCAATAGGTCACATGGACACAAGACGACGTTTGATGCGGACTATTTGATTCCGATCTTAATTGACGAAGTTGTACCGGGCGACACATTTAATGTGGATTGCCATTTTTTCGCTCGGATGGCCACGCCGCTCCACCCGATAATGGACAATATGTACCTTGAGACGTTCTTCTTTTTCGTGCCCAACAGGTTAGTTTGGGACAATTGGGAGAAGTTTTGTGGCGCACAGGATAATCCTGCGGATTCCATAGATTTTACCGTTCCGGTTCTTGGTACAGGAAACCTCAATAACACGTCGGCGACGACGCCGGCGTATTTGCGCGATTATATGGGTTTGCCGCATGTGAGCTCGTTTGCGAGCGGAGATGCGAGTGCGTTGCCGTTCAGGGCATATAACCTGATTTGGAACGAGTGGTTCCGTGATCAGAACCTGCAGGATTCGGTAACTGTTAATACTGATAATGGGCCGGATTCCTACACGAATTTCGATCTTTTGAAGAGAGGTAAAAGGCACGACTATTTCACCTCGGCCCTGCCCTGGCCACAGAAGGGCGATGCGGTGAGTTTTCCTTTCAGCGGAACGTTGGATGTGCAGACGGCTGCTGACGATACGGAGAACATGGGCGTTTATTCGGATCCCCAGACTGATCATGTGCTGATGAACGTCGCGGCTGCTCCAGGGAATGTTAAGGCGACGAGTAGTACGTTAAACGCAGAAACAAACAAGATGTATGTTGATCTGTCGACGAATACGGCAGTGACCATTAACGATCTGCGGCTGGCTTTTCAGACGCAGCGGTTGCTCGAGCGGGACGCGAGGAGTGGCACGCGGTATAACGAGTCTATTCTTGCGCATTTTGGCGTGACGGTTCCCGATTTTCGTGTGCAGCGTCCGGAGTTTCTTGGTGGAGGTTCGTCGCCGGTGAATATTACGCCGGTTGCTCAGACGTCAGGGCAGCCGACGCCCGCCGCGGACGATATTCTCGGTAACTTAGCCGGTTTTGGAACTGTGTCTGGTAAGCACGGATTTACTAAGTCGTTTACTGAGCACGGTATTCTCATGGGTTTTGCGAACGTACGTGGCGATATTACGTATTCACAAGGTCTCGAGCGGTACTGGTCGAAGTCGACCAGGTATGATTTCTACTGGCCCGTTCTGGCGCAGATCGGCGAGCAGAGCGTGTTGAATAAGGAAATTTACTACCAGAACACTTCAGCAGACGAAGACGTATTTGGCTACCAGGAACGCTATGCGGAGATGCGTTACAAGCCTTCTAGGCTTTCTGCTTTGTTCCGTCCGGATAATGCGAGCAGCATAGATGTATGGCATCTGTCGGAGGAATTTACAACGTTGCCGACATTAGGATCGACGTTTATCGAGTCGAATACAGGTGAGCCTCTCGATAGGGCCATTGCGATCTCGAGTGAGCCGCATTTTATTGCGGACTTTTACTTCGACATGAAGTGTGCCCGGCCGATGCCGCTGTACGGTGTGCCTGGCAACTTGGATCACTTCTGATGAACCCGTTGTGGGCAATTGCAGGCGCGCAAGCCCTAGGAGGCCTGCTTGGGTTTTCCGGACAAAAGTCCGCGAATCAGATGAACGTGGAGTTAGCTCGTGAACAGATGGCCTTCCAGGAAAGGATGTCGAACACGGCCGTTCAACGGCGGATGGCTGATTTGGAAGCTGCTGGGCTTAATCCTATTTTGGCCGGTAAGTTTGACGCTAGTTCTCCTGCTGGTGCTCTCGCTACTGTTGGAAATGCGGGTCTAGCCGCGGTACAAGGAGCCCAGGGAATGGGCTCTACCGCGATGGCAGCAGCGAAGATCAATTCGGAGGTCAAGAACATACAGGCTAGGACAGGTTTGGATCAGAAGCGAGCATCTGTGATCGCAGGATTGGCAGAGATTGGCCGGTTGTCAGGAGAGACCGTTCGCGGGCTCGAGTCGTGGTTTACAGGAGAGTACGGCGGTTCGGTTGAGGAGCTGGTTGCTCAGTTGCCGCCGGTGATTAAGGATGCCGCGAAAGTAGGACTGTCGTATATGAAAGATGCAGCTGCCGCGTTGGCGACCTACGGAGACGAGAAGGTGAACGCGGCGATCGAAGCGTTCAAGAATCTTCTGAGTGTTGATATTACGATTGAGAATGCCATGCCAGGCGGGCAGTATGGTTTGTACAACAAAGTGAACGAATTGTTAGGAGAATGACGGTGAGTATGATCAAAAGAGAGCCGAAGGATTACAGCGACGGTCGAACCAAACAAGGATTTAAGGATTCGACGGATATCAACAAGCTGATAGCGAAAGCGCAGCGTGCGGGAACGATCTCGCACCTGCAGAAGCACGGCGCGTTTTATGGAGATTTCACGGACATGCCGGATCTGTTAGAGGCGCAGCGTCGCCTCCAGCGCGGCCAGGAGATATTCGACGAACTTCCATCGGAAGTTCGGAGGGAATTTAATCAAAGTCCTGCCGCGTTCTTCAAATATGTGAACGATCCGGCGAACAAGGATGACCTTGCCAGGATACTCCCGGCCCTGGCAAAGCCGGGAACGCAAGTCCCGGCAGTAAGGCGAACAGCCGCCAATCAAGTCGCCGAGGGCACACCTTCCCTCGTGCCCGACCCTCCGGAGGCGAAGCCGGAGGATTCAGGAACTGACGGTAGTGCGTAACGCACTCCCGTTTATTACTTCCGGGCCTTCCAGGCCTTCTAGCGCCCCGGCCGACGGCTTAGGGGGCGAGCGAGGGAGGATTAGCGCAGCGTAGACGACCTATGCGAGCCCCCCCCTGCCTCGGCATAGATCAGGGCGCTAATTAGCTCTCAGGCGCTCTCAGAGCGCATCGACAGAGGCAACGTGCCTCACTATTGACCCGCTTCGGCGGG